TTGATTTAGGTTCAAGTGTTAGACAATTCAAAGACCTCTACCTATCAAGCGGTTTACGCGCAGATACGTTGACGTTTAGCACTCTTGCTGGCACAGAACGTATGCGCATTGACAGCTCTGGCAACGTCGGTATTGGTGTTTCAGTGCTGGAAACTACATCTTCTACCAGAACCGCCCTTACGATAGACAATTCATTCTTTGCGTGGGGTCGTGACAGCTACAACGAAGCGGGTGTTGCACAGGGTAGTTATAGAAACTCTGCTGGAAACGATGAGTACAGAACAACTGGCGTGGCTGCATCTCAAGTCGCATTTAGTGCTGGCACTATAAATCTTCAGGTAGCAGCATCTGGTACAAATGGAAATACTATAAGTTGGACAGATGGGCTTGTCGTAGATAACAGCGGCAATGTTGGTATTGGCACTAATAGTCCTAGCAGTCTTTTAACAGGTGGAAGAAATCTTGTAGTAGGTTCTGGCTCTGGTGAAGCTGGAATGACAATTTATTCATCTGCGACTAATTACGGAAACATTTATTTTGCAGATGGTACATCTGGTTCTGCGCTTTACTCTGGATATATAGAATACAACCATACCAATAATTTTATGAGGTTTGGTGCTAACGCCTCAGAACGCCTCCGCATAGACAGCAGCGGCAACTTGCTTGTTGGGCATACTGGTTCTGTTTACAACAATGTTAATGTAACAAGCACTGAAGGTATTTCACTAACAACAAACGGTGAGATATTTGCTTGTAGCTCTGAGTCATCAGGCGTGATGATTTTGAACAGGAAGTCTACTGATGGTGCTATTGCTGCATTCCGCAAAGACGGCACAACCGTAGGTAGTATTGGTGCAGGTGGCGGTAACTTAAATATAGGTAATGGTACTGCAAACCTACGCTTTGAGAGCGGGTCTATAAGCCCTTCTGGAAGCACAGCAGGAGGGTCTTCTGACGGAGTTACGGATTTAGGAATTTCAAGCAGGCGCTTCAAAGACCTCTACCTATCAGGCGGCGTTTACTTAGGCGGTACAACTTCGGCTAATAAGCTGGATGATTATGAGGAGGGGACTTGGACTCCTGTAGCAGACTTTTCAACAACATCTCCTACATCTGGCGCAACAAGTGGCACAGGGTCTTATGTTAAAACTGGTCAAAGTGTTACGGTTTGGGGGACTGTTCCAAATTTCAATGTAACAGGAGCTTTAGGCAACATAAATGTTACTGGTCTTCCTTTTACAGCAAAAGCCAACGATAGTTTAATTTTATATGCTGGGACACTTAGAGCTTCAAAAGTAAATATTGCAAATTCTTATTTAGTACCAGAAATAAGAGATGGACAATCTTACATTAGGATAATGGAAATGATTAGCAATGCAAATGCCGCCGAACTTACTGCTGGAGATTTTATTGATACAGAAACAGATATATTTTTTACAATAACTTACGAAACAGCTTAATTATTTCAAGTGGATGCTTGAGACGGAGAAAATACAATGTTAGAAAAAGTAATTACAGAAGACAAAATAGAAATCATAGGTGAGTACAAAACAGTACAAGTCAGAACCTGTACCAAGGTAATGGAAGACGGCGTAGAGCTTTCATCTGGCTACCATCGCCACGTTATCTCAGCAGGTCAGGACTACTCTAACGAATCACCAGAGGTACAGGCTATTTGCGCTGCGATTCACACACCAGAAGTCATAGCGGCTTATCAAGCATCACAGGAGACTGAATAATGAATTGGACAATTGCTCAATTAGAAAGAAACACATCAGACGGTGGAGTCACCGTGGCCCACTGGCGAGTATCAGCAGAAGAAACTGTAGGTGAAAACACCTACTCTGCCTCTGCTTACGGCACTTGTGGCTTTACACCAGACGCAACTGCTGACGGCTTTGTAGCCTATGACTCTTTAACTGAAGCTGACGTACTGGCTTGGGTCTGGGACTCAGTAGACAAAGACGCAACCGAATCTAGCCTTACTCAAAAGATTGAGGCTGATAAAAACCCTGTAACTACTACAGGAACACCTTGGTAAATAACGGAGAAATCTAATGAGTAAAGACAACAAATCTCAGATGATTACGATAGACGAAGTAGAATACGACACAGCTAATTTCACAGAAGAGCAGATTGTTCTGACCAACCACTGTTTAGATTTGGATAGGAAGATTGGGAATATGAACTTCCAACTTCAACAACTACAAGTCGGCAAAGATTCATTTTTAAAGATGTTAAAAGAGTCTCTGGAGACTGTAGACGAGTCGGTTGAAAGACATATTGATTAAGATTGTGGCTCATGTATTTGTATTAATTATGACCATTGGAGGTGTGGAGGTAGCTAACGATAGTTGTCGCGAAGCTATGTGCTTTTATAATTTAGACACCTGTAATTTATTTGCAGCTAAGTTAAGGCGAAGAGGTTCTCCAAGCACTCAGGTAATAACGACATATTGTAAGCCGATATTAATTAACCCAAACGAGGATGGAATAAAGGTGTACTAGAATGCCAGCAGAAATAGTAGCAGCTGTTGCAGCAGCTAACCAGGCATTTAACTTTATTAAGAAAGCCGTCCATAAAGGGAAAGAAGTACAAGACTTAACAAGAGTAATTAGTAAGTTCTGGGATGCTAGAGAAGAAGTCAGCGTCCTAGAACAAAAAGCAAAGACTACAAGTAAGATAAGCAAGTTGCTAGGTAGTAGTTCAGTAGAAAGCCAAGCACTAGAGGCTACGCTCCAGAAACAGAAGGCAGAGCAGCTAGAAAAGGAATTGAAGGATTTATTCTATTGGACGGGTAACGCGAACCTTTGGCACGATATGTTAAGGGAACGCTCAAGGATAAGGAATTTAAGGATAGCAGAGGCAAGGAAAGCAGCACAAACTAGAGCGGCCATGATAGATATATCAGTAGTGTTGGGTTGCTTTATAGGAGTAATGTTTGTTTTCTATTCGGTGAGTCTAGTTGGAAAATAGAATAGACAGGATTGAAAGCAAAATTGACGACCTTCAAGAAGCTGTTGTGTCTTTGGCCCGTGTAGAGGAAAGAATCACCACTATCTTTAATCGTCAAACGTCCATTGAAGATAGAATAAACACGATGGATGATAAGCTACAGAAGATGTCACCGTCTGTTGCTTTTGGCGAAAGATTATTTTGGATACTAATTGTAGCTACTGTGACTGTAATAGGAAGAATGTTATGAGACGAATTGGAAAAATGATACGCGAGAAAGTTCAGGATATGACTGAAGAAGAAGCAGGCAGAGTAGTTGTCTGTACTTTGGGTCTTATTGTTATCCTATTCTGTGCAGTTATATTCATATGATAAGTGCGTTGATTGGCCCAATCAGCTCTATCTTAGACAAGGTAGTACCTGATAAAGACTTGAAAGAGAAGCTCTCTCACGAAATAGCTACTATGGCTGAGCGTCATGCTCAAGAGCAGGTCATGGCGCAGATTGAGGTCAATAAAGTTGAAGCAGCCCACAATAGTATGTTTGTTGCTGGTTGGCGACCTGCCATTGGTTGGATATGCGCTTTGGGAATGGCTGGAAACTTTCTGGTAATACCCTTTGTCAATATGGCTTTAGAGTTATTTGATACTGGTGTTCAAGTCCCTTTAATAGCGTTGAGTGAAATGATGCCTGTTCTAATGGGTATGTTAGGTTTAGGTGCAATGAGAACCTTTGAAAAAACTAAGGGTGTCTCAAGAGAAAAATGATGACTATCGTAGAGTTTCCTGTTAACAAGATGGACTCTATTGCTGAACAAGCAGACGCAGAGCTTTATGAGTGGTGCTTAGAAAAGATAGAGCAAGGATTAGACCCAGTATATTTAGTAGGGATTTTGCAATACAACGCTCACTATATGCTGACTAACATGGTTGAGGAAGAGTAATGTCTATTACTGTTGAGTCATTTGGAAGCCCAAGCGGTCAAGCAGGCGACCCACAATTTATGGGGTTGTTAGATAATATTTTATCTCAGCTTTCTAGTCCTTCGATGCAAGAAGAAATGGAAGGCCGCTTTGAGGCTGCCGAATCTTTAGCTGATAACGCCTATATGGTCTTATCTCAAATACAAGAACTTGTACCCCCAGAGCAACAGGCAGATGTAACTGCGGAGTTTTTAAGAGAGTCTGGTTTTAGCTCAGATGTTGTTACACAGATGTTAGGCATACCTAGAGACGCTGTGGATGCAGCTTTAATGGCTGCTGGCTATGATGCTTTTGGTCAGCCTTTGCCTGAAGAGGATGTTTTTGCTGACACTACAAAAAATGAAATAACAGTGGACGATATATCTGAGCCTTTTGTTGGCCCTCTTGAGCCTGAGGGTGGCGCAGTAGGCATGGTGGACTTAATTCCAGAGGTAGAGGGCGTTGTAACAGATGACCCTAATCAAATCTGGAAAGATACAGATAAAGATGAGCTAGATTTAAAAGGCTTTATAGATTTAGCGTTTGATGTATTTGGTGCTTACAACAAAGATGCAATTACTAATGTTGTAGACCTAGTTAATCAAAGAGGCATATCTGTAGGTGAGGTAGCACAGGCTACAGGTAATAGTGTTGAGTCTATCAATCAGGCTGCAACTGAATCTGGTACTGCAATTCAAAACCAAGGCGTTAGTGATGAACCTGGTGGCAATGGTGGCGGGGATGGTGATGGAGTAGGGGATGGTGTGGGCGATACTGATGGCAATGGAGCAGGCGACACTGCTGGAGACGGAGCAGAGGATACCGTTAGAACTCCTACAGGGACTACAGGAACCTCTACAGGAACACCAAGTGGTAAGCCAGATGACGAGCCATCAGGCGGCGGTGGGATATTTGATGGGCCTCTAGGAGACGATACGCCACCTACTGAGACACCTATTCAAATCCTGACTGAGACTCCAACTCCTCAGCCAACTCCTCAACCAACCCCTCAGATGGGGATGCTGGCTTTGATTCAGAGTACCCCTGTAACTGAACAGATGTTTTCAAGAGAATTATTTGAGCCAAAACTTAAAGAATTAAATAACGTAGCGCAGGCTTTAGGAATGCTTCAATCTATAGGAAGGCGATTCTAATGACATACTTAGACTTAATTAATAACGTCCTCCGCAGATTAAGAGAGGATACAGTAGATACCGTTAATGGTACAGACTACTCATCCTTGATTGGCGACCTAGTTAATGACGCTAAAAAGATAGTTGAGAACTCTTTTGACTGGACTGCTTTAAGGGATTCTATAACTGTTAACACTGTAAGTGGTACAGATACCTACTCACTTACGGGTAGTGGTGACTTGGCTGTTATAAAAGACGTAATGAACACTACGTCTAAAAGATTTATGCACCTTAGAAGTAAAGAATACTTTAATAACGTAACCTACAACACTACACCACAATCAGGCTCTCCTGATTATTTTACATTTGTAGGGACGGATTCTAATAGAGATTTAGAGGTTCAAGTTTATCCAAAGCCTGATGCGGCATACGCTTTAAGGTTTGATGTTGTTAAACCACAGACTGATTTGACTACTGACTCAGATAGCTTGTTAGCACCTACCAACCCAGTGATTCAATTAGCATACGCTATGGCTTTGAGGGAAAGGGGTGAGACTGGAGGTCAGAGTGCAGCAGAACAATTCGCTGTAGCCTCCACTGCTTTATCTGACGCTATTGCATTTGACGCTAACAGATATCCTTCTGAGTTAACCTTTCAGGTACGATAATGGCCCAGAAACTACAAAGCATAACTATTACGGCTCCAGGGTTTGCGGGTTTAAACACTCAAGATGCCCCGTTAGCTCAAGACCCTACCTTTGCGTCAGTTGCAGATAACTGCATTATTGATAAAGAGGGACGGGTTGCTGCGCGTAAAGGTTATTCTATGGTGTCTACCAATGGAGCTTCCGTGTTAGGAAGTTCTTTAGGAATAGAGGCAGTACACCAATTTAGAGATTCAGGCGGGAATGTAAAAGTATTCTCTGCTGGGAACAGTTTAATATTCTCAGGCACTACTACTTTAGTTGATGAGACTCCGGGGTCTTATACTGTATCTGATGATAACTGGAAGATAGTTAACTTTAATGACAAGGCTTATTTTTTTCAAAGAAGTCAGGAGCCTTTAGTCTATTCTAATGCCGCTGCTGCTGTTGAGAAGATGTCCTCTCATTCTGGCTCTGCTGGCACACCTCCCCAAGGTAACGAAGTTTTAGCGGGTTTTGGTAGGCTTTGGGTGGCTGACTTTGCCACAGATAAGTCTACTATCTACTGGAGTGATTTATTAGATGGGACTGTTTGGACTGGTGGTTCTTCAGGCTCTATAGACGTATCTAAGGTTTGGCCTAATGGGTACGATGAGATTGTAGCTTTATCTGCTCATAATGGATTCTTAGTTATCTTTGGTAAGGACGCTATCCTTATTTACGAAGG